TCACTTTCAAAGTGCTCAGGAAATCGTTTGCGCATCGTTTTGTCGATGGTTTTGAAGTACTCTTCAGTACCTACATAGTCCGCACCATACTCTTTCTGCAACTTCCTGTCAATACCCATAGCGGTCATTGTCATTTCGTCGTCTTTACCCCACCAATCACTGTTGTTGTCAATCCACTTTTGAGTGCGGGGAGTAAGGTTAGGTTTTTCTGGTTGCGCGGGTTGGTACTCGCGTTCGTCAACCTCAATAGGCTTTAAGCCAGAGGCTTTATCCATCTTGAGGGTAGCTTTGGCAATTTCTGCTTGGGCGTCGGTAATAGCGTCTATATCACCAGACTCGTAAGCTTCCTTATAGCGCTTCTTGGCAGAGTCAAACTCCAACTGAGCAGACGATTGAGACTGCTCAATAAATACCTTGCTGCCACTAGAAAGCTGTTGTTGAAGCTTTTTGTTCTCTTCGTAGACCTGTTTGGCAAAGTTTTCAGCCGCCTCGCGCTCGCGCAGGGCTTCTTCTTTGGCACGGCGTTCATCGTGGTAGCCACGGGTGAACTTCTTGATACGGGCCTGAACCTTCTCGTCGTACGTAGCCAATTCATCGTCAGTTGGGTCTTCAACTGGCTCTTTCATAGGCTTGCGACCACGATCTTGCGCAGGCGTATCGTCCTCGATCTCTATCTCAAACTTTTCTTCAGCAGCTTTCTCTGCTTTTTCGTCGGGAAACTCGTAAGTTTCTTCAAACTTGGGTAATGGCATGTGTTACTCCTTATGCTGCTCGTGTAATACCACGGGGATCTTCCACAACCGCTTCAACCGAGTCATCGTTGATGATGCGGAATTCACGACCGTGAATCTTCAGACGGGTGCCTGAATTGGGGCGGACGATGACAAAATCACCCTCCTTGCACGACGGCCCATTAGGGAACCGTGTTGCGTCTTTGTAAGCATCGGGGCCAAGCTTGACTACAAACAGTACTGGGGTCAGTACCTCTTCGTAGTGCATGGTTTTCGAGTCTTTAATCAAACCTACTTCGCTGTCTTGGTATTCCTCCATTGCTTCGGGAACAACGCACAAAAGGCGAAAGGTCTTGGGGTCAGGCAATTGCTTGGCTTTTTGCTCTGCGGTAGTGTTCAAAATACCAGACAGGTCAACTGCTGCAACGTCAAATTCAGTCATCAGATTTCTCCATTTTTCGCACAAGGTCGTCAATGATGTTTTCTGCGTAGTTCAGACCTTGGACAACTCCGCATACTCTTCGATACTCCTCAAGCGTATCGCACCGTCCAGCCGCAACGTAAGCTTCACGCTCTTGTTTTAGCTTTTGGATTTCTTTAGCTACATAAGCCAATTCTTGGTAGTTACTCAATCACGATCCTTCTTGGGTTTGTTGCTAGGCTGGTTTCGTTGCGCCGCCCGTTGCGCTTGCTGTACAGCCATCTGCGCTCTATGCTTCGCCGCGTCGATGCCCATACGCATTCCTTCAGTTTCCTGTTGCCTGTTCAACTGATCTCGTTTTGCGGCTGACTGTGCGCCAACCTGCATAGCAGCGATCTCTTTTTGGGCCGCGATACGTGCTTCCTCGATGCGAATCTGATCGGCCTTAGCCGCAGCATCAATCTGTTGCTTCTGCTGTTTAAGCTGCAACTCGCCTTGCTTAATCTGCAACTCTTGCATTTGCATCTGAACAATCGGGTCTTGCATCTGTTGTTGGGCCTGCTGTTGCTGGGCTTCTTGTTGCGCCTTCTGGGTCAACTGTTGAGACGCTTGCGCAGTGAGCATTGCAATGCGGTCTGCCAAGCCCGGTGGGACTTGCTTGTTCTGCTCTTCATCAGGTAGCGGCATACCCATCGCCATCTCAACTTGCTTGCGGTACTCAAACGCAATGTGCTCGTTGATGTGCGCCATAGCTGCTGCCATGATTGCCTGAGCTTGTGGGTTCATCTGCATCAACTGTTGAATCTTTGGATTCTGAATTGCCGCCATGTGCGCCTGAATGTGAGCCTCGTGGTTCTGCTCAATGAACGCCTTGACGGGCTTCATAATCAATAGGTTCTGGTTCTCCTGTACGGGGTCGGTTGGCACTTGGTCATCCTCCACCGGCACTAACTTGCTGGCATTCTTGATGCCTAGCACCTCAATCATCTGACGATGCAACAGAGGTAAGTTATATAGCTGTGGTGCAGACTGAGCCAACTGAAGAACTGCCTGATACTGGACAATTTTCTGCGCCATTGTTGCTGCATTTGGGTCACTAACAGGAATAACATCTGTGCTGTCATAGTCCGATTTCTTGGCCTTACGGCCTGCATCTTCCGGCTCATAGTCATACTCCTCAGGCGTATAGTCAGCGATGATAGTCTTGAGTAAGCGGAACTCCTGCTTCATGGTGTAGTGCAGTCGGGCTTGAACAGCCGTCATCACTTTCAGGGTTCTTTCGAGTAAAGCTAATGTGGTTCCCACAGGAGCGTTGGTGCTCATGTCCGACACGTTCATATCGCCACTCGACGCAAACGCTCGGCCTTCCTGAACTATGTTCTGGAATAGGGCAAACAGAACTTGACTTGGCTCCTTGTATGGCAGTGGTAATATGTTGTCACGGATGCTTCCTGAGGGCACATCTACGTCTCTAAACTCTCCGGGCTGGATGGGGGTGTCGTCCCCTTTGATGCGCAGTCCTCTGGACTTGAGGCCACCGGGTAGGTTTGATAAAGTGCCCGCATCCACCAACTGTCGAATGAGCATGGTGGCGGACTTGGCGTAGCCCCCGATAAGATGGATAAGACCATACCCATAGAACCCGAATCCGGGGATGTACTGGTAGTGGACAAAGTGTTGTCGCTTGGTGTGCAGTTCGTCGTCTTCATACCAGTTTCTCCTGATGGCTAAAACCTTGCGGGTACTTTTCTCTACAGTCACTACGTAAGGTAGTGCTATGCCTGTCTCCTTATTCTTCTTGTCCTTGTGCTCATACCCGGGTAAGTCCAAGTCAACGTGCATCTCAAGAATACGATAGCGATCATCGTTGATAGCTGACATGCCTTGCTCTTCGGCCTTCTGCTTCTCAATGTCGTCTAACTCGTAGGACGGCTCACCCAACTCCACGTCGCTGTAGAACCCAGCTTCTTGCAGATTTAAGACCTCGTTCTCAGACTTTCGCATCACATGGGTAACACGCTCTGCTGACTCTAGATTACTCGCACCATATGGCACGACGATGTCCTCGGCTGGAATAAACACAGCCACTTGACGACCTTTGCTTGGGTCGTAGTACACCTTTTTGAACGCTGAACCCGCGAGTGGTAACGACCACAACATCTTCTCGTGCTCAGGGCGATACTCAATCATTACCTCGGTCAACTGATAGTTCATGTCCTCACGCACGCGAGCGGCGGCTTCCTCACGCAACAGATCAATCGCACCAACAATCTGCGTCTTCACAGGCCCCATCGCTGGGAACGTCTCCATCATTGCTTCAGACTGGAATCTAACGACGCTTTCGGTCAACATGGGGTGAAACACACCACACGCGCCTTGCCAAGGCTCTGTTCGCTCTTCGTAGTTCAGACCTAGTAATTTCAGGCCATCAACGTAGGTTTTGATCCAATCCTTGCGGTCGTTGACGTCTTTCTCAAAGTCCTCTACTAACTCCTGACCTAGCGAGTCAAGCTCACCATCGTCCATATAGTCAGCGAGGTTGGCATCGAAATCTTCAGCCGTTTCTTTCTGGGGTTTGAGATCAATCTCGATGTCGCCCATGCCAATACTGACTGACTCAGGGTCTTCGATCTCGATCTCTATATCGGGTTCTGCGAGCGCAGACAGTCCTTGAGGTGCTTGATAGAGTGCTTTGTCCATTGCCATAATGTGTCCTTAAACTGTGTAGAACCGCTCTTTTCTGCGGCTGCGAAAGTAATTGATCTCTTCAGGCTCATCGCTGGGTAAGCGCAAGAACCCACCTTGACGAAACCGCATAAGCGCTAGGGTCGTTGCATCAACCAAGTCATCGTGCTCGCCTGACGGAAACGCCGCTATCTCGTCTACTAACTCTTCTGCCCAACGTGTGCGGGGTATCCACACTTTTCCTGACGCAATTATGTCTGATACAGAGTTCAAACGTGCGATTTTGTCCTGACCTTTACTCGGGGTGTACTCCTGCACGGGGATACCCATCGCCCGCAGATCGTAAATTAGGGGCGCACCGGACGCTTTCTTCTCAATCAAAATCCCATCTGGCTCATACTCGTTGTACTCTTCCAGCACGTCACGCTTTAAGTCTGGATACTCAACCCGCTTCTTATAAGTATTGAGCAGGATGATGTGCTTGGTCTGATCTTCCTCGTTGTGGAATATGCCCCACGTTGTGCCTGCGGAAAAGTCAGCCCGATTGTTCTTCTCAAATGCCGTGTCCCATGTCTGTAG